GGTGAGCGGTCGTGGGCGGGGAGCGCGGGGCTCCCCGCCCGCTCAGATCAGGACCAGGATCAGGTGGTGACGTTGTTGATGTAGTAGCCCAGGTCCGGACCCGTGACCTTGTAGGCGAACGACATCTGGGCCTCGATACGGTCGGCCTCCAGGTTCTCCATCCGGAAGCGCTTGATGCGCATGCCGGCCGGCGTGTTGCCAGCCGGACCCGTCCAGGAAAACGAGACCCCGGCGGTCGGCTCGTCGAGCCCCACCGCGTTGGGGGCGTAGTAGAGGAGCACGTCGTCCTCGCCAGGGAAGAAGGCTCGCGTCGCGGTCGCGGCACCCTTCGCGCTGGTGGTCCGGATCCCGTCCATGACGAAGATCTGCTCCAGCTCGAGGAGTTCCGCCAGGCGCTGACGCATGACCATCGCGGGCACCTCGACCGTGGCCCCGCCGCCGATGCGTGCCAGGATGTCCTCGTTGTCGAGCAAGGTGTCGTACGCCTGCCGCCCGAAGATCGCCCTGTTGGGACGCATGCCGGTGAGCTGCTGCACCGTGCGCTTGCCCGTTCGGATCTCCGAAATCGGCACAGCCGTGGCATCCTCCCACTTGGTCGTGGGCGAGAAGTCCGTGCTCCAGATGCTGGTGCCCATGAAGGCCGCCGCGAACAGCGCCTCCCTGCGGATCATCAGCTTGTGGGTCACGTACTGCGTCGAGGACTGGTCGAGGTTCACGCCGGCGTCCGCGTTCTGGCGCTGACGATCGGTCACGTCCTTGTGGTGCGCGTAGACGCGCGCGAAGTACGGATCGGTCGAGAGCTGGAACGCACCACCGCTGGACTCCGCTCCGTCCGCGCGCTCCTCCGCGTCGTCGCGGAAGAAGTCGTCGCGGTCGAAGACGTAGTACAGGTCCGACTGCTTCCCGACGGGCAGGTTGGGCATGCCCGTAAGCCCCACGAAGCCTGCGGCGGACTGGATGAACTTCTGGGAGAAGTTGGTGAGCGGGACATTGACGTGGACGTCTCCCGCGGTCGGTTGAGTAGTAGGCATGGTTCAGTCCTCCCTGGACCTAGGCGACGTTGGCGCCCTTGAAGAACAGGATGGTGATGACCTCCCCAGCCGCCGCAGCCGCGGTCAGGGCCTGACCGTGGATCTTGTTGGTCGCGGTGGCGGTGATGGCGCGCCCGGTAGCGTCGCTCATCACGAGGGCCCCGGCGGCGACCGCGGCTCCCGCCGTGACCTCCACCTTGCATCCGATGGGGCGTGCGCACGGGACGGCCAGACCGTCGTTACCCGCCGCGACCGCTTCCATGCTGACACCGACGACCTCGTCGGTGCCGCCCCCGGACTCGCTGATGCCCGTCGCCGCGAGGGTGACGAATCGGGCGATGTTGATGGCGTTCGCATCGGCCGGAAGGCTGAGCGGAGCGCCGACTGCTTCGAAGACCATGAGAGTTCCTCCTTACTGGCCGTCGATGGCCGCCTTGGCGAGCTCGGGCCGCTGATTGGCGACCTTGTCGTAGGCGGTGTAGAAGTCGACGTCGTGCTCCTCGGCATAGCTCTTCGCCAGGGCGTTGAGCTGCGCTTCGGCCGTGTCGGCGTCGGGGGACGGGACCTGCGACGTTCCGCGACGCTCCAGGCCCTTGCCCAGCATCGTGTTCGCCGCCTTCAGCGTCTCGAGTGCGCCCTTGCGCAGCCCGTCGTCCTCGATGGCCTCGACGGCCTTCAGGACCTCGGCGCGCACCTCGACCGAGCCGGCCAGGTGGCTCAGCTCGCCGTTCGCGCGCTTCTGGAACTCCGCCGTGGCCTTCTCGGACTCGGCCTTCGCCAGGCGCTTGGCCTGCTCGTCGACCTGCTTGGCCAGTCGGATGGTGCCGGCGCCTGCCGACTTGCGGTACTCGGTACCGTCGAGAGCGGTGTACTCGATCGGGTCGCCCTTGGTGATCTCGTCGACCTGGGCTTGCCGATCGGACTCGCTCTTCGACAGGAACGCCGCCTTCTCGTCGCCGCCACCGAGACCCTCGTAGAAGGTCCGGTGCGGCTCCGAGAGCTTGGCGACCTTGCCGGCGGTCTCGAGGCTCTTCGTCAGCTCTGCGTTCTGAGCGGTCAGCTCGTCGACGCGCTTCTGAAGATCCTCGCCCCCGCCCGCAGCGGTCTTCTTGTCGCTCACGGGATGTCCTCCGGGACGGTTCTTGTTGATGGCGTCGCCGGCGGGCCCGGCCTCGACGATCGCCAGCGGCCCCTCCTCGGGGAGCTGGTCTACAAGCCCAAGTACCCGCGCACGCTTCACGATGTGGCGTGCGACCTGGGGCTTGTCCCCGTCCGAACCGACCAGGCTGATCGCCGTGGCCAGGTCGGCACTGCAACGGATGGGGAAGGAACCGTCGGACATCGAGGCCGCGAACGGCACCGGCTGCCCGTCGGTGAACTTGGCGACGAGGGTCCCTGCCTGGAGCTCGCCCAGGAGATCCTCGCTGCTCATCTTGGAGACGTCGACACCATCTCCGTCCGGAGCGCGCGCGAAGACGACGTCGACCACGGCGTCCGGCGCGTCAAGCTCGTCCAGGAGCATCTCCTGCATAGCAGCGAAGACGGACTCCTGTGAGACCCCGTGCGTGTGGCCGCTGTTCTGAGCGATGACCAGAACGCCGTCCGACTTGATCACCCAGGGGTGGTCGTGGTGGTGCTCGTCGCCGGCGGAGATCTGCATCGTGGTCTCGCCGCCGCGAGACCCGTGAAGCCAGATCAAGTGCGCGTGACCATCGGCCTCCTCGGTCATGACCGGAACGGAGTCGTGGTACTTCGCGAATGTCTCCGCGGCCGCGAACCCCTCGTGCACCAGCGCGGCCTCGACCACTCGAGCGCCCTTGGACTGGTTGCTGACGGGGTAGCGCTTCACGAACGCCTCGATGGATTCCCCGTCCTCCGGAGTGATGGCCCGCTTCATGAAGACCGCCACGGCGCCCTCCTGGGCCGGACGATCGACGAAGCTGATCTCATCGATCCGGAACTTGCGCATGCGACCGGGACGTGACGGCATTAGCGTGCCTCCAGCGGGTCGGGCGGCTCGAGGTGGACCCCACCGATCGAGAACCCGGTGTAGGAACCGTCGAGGAACTTCTGCATGGACTCGGGATCGGGACGAGCTGCGAACAGGGCGCCGGTCATGGGTACGTTCTCGAACCCGTAGACCTTCGCGATCTCCTCGGTCATCGGGAAAGCAAACACGGTCGTCCCTCGCGGCCGGCCACGGTGCATGGCTCGAACCTCTTGGCTCTTCACCATGAAGTCAGCCAAAGACTCGACCATGCCGTCCTCGTCGATCGCGTTCCCGTGCAGGTCCACGTACTCCTGGAGCACGCCGTTCTCATCCCGGCGCTTGCAGATCATGGCCCAGCCGAAGACAAGGCCCAGGCCGTCGTCGACCTTCTCGATCTTGCCGGCGTACCGGAAGCTGTCGGGGCTCGCGGTGGTCCTCAGGGTCTCCTCCTGGCTCGGATTCTTGCGTCCGGAGGTGTCCGACACAAGCCCCCGCCCCTTTCGGTAGCCGCTCCGGCGCCTCCGGCGACCCTTCTTGCGGCCCATCAGGGGCCCTCCTGGAACCTCGCGGACAGCACGCAGCGGCACTGGACGGTGTCCACGGCCGGTGCATTCGGGTCCCCAGGATACCGGAGCTGGTTCCCCGCCCCGCTGACGAAGGGCGACCCGATCCGCTGCTCCTGGCCGTGCATGGTCCGGTGCGACGTGGCGCTGTCCTCGAAGTCCCTCACCCGACCGTCCAGGGCCGTGTTCCACACCCGGACGAAGGACTCCGGGTCGATCGCCCCCGAGTCGATCCCCTGCCGGTACATCTCCTCCACGCCCTCGTGGACCGAGCGCAGGCCCTCCGTTCGGCCGACCACCTCGGCACGGTACTTGATCCACCGCTCCCGGTAGCGCGTCACCATGCGGTCGATCTGCCCCCGATCGAGCGGGCTTTCGAAGTCGATGGCCCTGGCCAGCGTCCGGTCGAACCGGCGATCCCGGAGCTGCCTCCCTAGCGCACGCGCGTCCAGCGCCTCGAGCTCGGCGCGGTAGTTCGCGACGTACTGCTGCTGCTTGCGGGTCAGGCCGATCGAGGATCGGAACTCGCGCGCGACCTGTCTCGGGTTCAGGCCGGCCCGGACGCCCTCCACCAGCACCTCTCGAATCGTCTCCGTCTGGGCCTGCGTGACCTCCCTGATCAGGCGGAGCCGGTTCGCCTGCATGGCCTGCACCGCGCGCACGTTGGTCTGGTCGAACGTCGCGATCACGGACAGCTCGCGCCCGATGAATCCGGCCGTGTCCTTGGCAGCCAGCACGTAGACCTCGATCCACTCGCCGGCGAACTGCAGGTAGGCCGCCTCGCCGAGCGCCACTGCTTCGTCGATCCGACCGGCGTTGACCAGGATTTCGATCTCATGGAGCGTGCTCGCGTCTCGGACGCGGGTCACCATACGGACGAACGCTTCCTGCAGCTTGCGCCAAGCGCGCGCGATGATCGCCTCGATACGCGCAACCGGGTCATCGACCTTCGCGAACGACGCCTTCGGCCGAAGCGGCCTGCGTCGACGTCGTTTCCTGAGGCCCGTCTCGATCACGACGCGCGCGTCTGAACGATGTAGGTCGCGGCCGCCGGGTCACGCTCGATGATCGACTGGACCGACGTGGTCTCGCCCTCCATGGTGATCTTGTCCCCGGGCTCCGGCTCGACGCCGCCCGAAATGGACGCACCAAGCAACAGCACCGCGCGATCCCCCTGCTGCACCCGAGTCTCCGGTAGGCGCGAGAGTTGCCGGTTGTCGTAGAAGCCCTTGAAGGAGTGCGGCGTCTCGGTCGGGTTGGTGCCGGACGTCAGGCTCCCAGACGTGCGAGATCCCGGCGCGACCTTGATCAGCACGCCGCTCAGCACACCTCCAGCCTCCTCCAGCGCGTCGTTGACGATGCCTGCGATGTCGAGTCCAAACAGGTCAGGCATGGTCTACTCCTTGTAGCTACTACTTGTAGCCCTCGGTGAGCTGTCCGCCCTCGTTCTCGAACGAGGAGACACCGTCCGTACCGCTCGCGAACGACCCGAAGACGGAGCTGGATGACGCGGTCAAGTACGGCGCGAGCAGGCGACCCACGATGCTCGGGAACCTGGTCTTGTCCTCCGGCCGGAAGAACGAGACCTTCGCCGAGCCGGCCCCGACGCTCTTGATATTCGATCCACCCTGGCCCCTCGCGGCGGCCGTCTTGGGGTTCGACGAGTACTCGGCCGCGAGAAGGGCCTGGGCCTGCTTCACCGGTGTGGGCGCAGCGTTCGGGTCGACCTCGAGCCCGGTGGTCGGGTCGATCAGCGTGAAGGAGCTTATGTCGTAGAAGGCCGTGATCAGAGACGGAACCTTGACGATCGAGAACGGCCATGCCTGCGCGGCCGGCAAGACGAACTCCTCGAGGATCGTATTCGACTCGGCCTCGGTGACGTAGCTGTTCGTCCCCACGACGATGGAGGGGGCCATCAGACAGTCTCCAGGATGTTGGGGACCAGGGTCAGCGTTCCGGTGGACACCACGACGCCGTCGTCACCGGCGCTGTCGAACACCTCGAGCTGGAAGTGGTAGTCGATCGCCGGCAGCAGCGCGGTGTCCGAGTCGTCGATGTTGACGTCGATCTGGCCGTTCGGGAGATCGACGTCGGTCATGTGCCCAGGCGTTTGATTCGTCTTCTGAAGCACCGGAGAGCTTGGATTGAACAGCCCGGTGTTCGGATCGATAGCGCACATCGCCCACTTCACGTGTCGCCCCGTAAGGTTCACGTTCGAGACCGTGAACGCGATGGTGTGGACGTTCTTCACGAACACCCGATCGGTGAGGTTCTCTATGGCCATCAGCAGGTCTGCAGTTCTCCGGCGAGCGACGTCCGTCGATCATATGCCCCATTCAGACTCGTCACAACATCGTGCGATCCGGCAAGCGCAGTCCTCGTGTCGTATGACCCTTCCAGGCAAGACCTTGAGGCGGCCACCCCAGCACCGTCCACGACGCCCGCGCCGTCTCCCGTCAGGGCCGGGAGGCTGCCCTGACCGTCCGATCCCGAGAAGACGATCTCGCCCGCGCCGTCTCCTGTCAGGGCCGGGAGGCTGCCCTGACCGTCCGACCCCGAGAAGACGATCTCGCCCGCGCCGTCTCCCGTCAGAGCTGGGAGGCTGCCCTGACCGTCCGCGCCGGAAACGACGTAGACCGAGACAGAGAGTCCGCCGTAGAACCTGCCCGCCGCCGCAACGCTGCTCCAGTCGAACGTGTGCCCCGAGGCGCCGATCGACGAGACGTCCGCCGCCGTCAGAAGCGTGCCGTTGTGGGCCAAGTTAGCGTGCGCGTCGTCGCTGAAGAGGCAGGCAGTTTCGGCGCTGGCCGAGTTGTGTCGGTGCGAAACCGAGATGGAGGACTGCACCAGGTCCGGACCGAACAGCACGCCCATTCCGCCGGAGCCGAAGTTGGCCTTGCCGGTCGTGTTCTGCGACGAGAACACCCAGTACGTGAAGTCAGGCAGGTGGCCGGGCCAAGTCTTGGACTCTGCGCCCGTCGACGTGGCCGTCGTTTCCGAGACGTCGTGAGAGACCGAGACGCCGCTGCCGGTCTTGACCGCGAGGTACGCCACAATCGGATACGCGACCGGACCGCCGCTGACATCCGACTGCACCGTGAAGCCGGTCGCCGTCCAGTTGGTGATGAGAACGCCGTTGCCGCCGCTGTCCGGCGACCCGACGTCCCACTCGACGTGGACGACGTCGTCCCTGTATATGCGCCTCGACTGCTGCGGGTCGCCGGTCGCGTCGGCGCCGATGGTCTGCGCGCAGCAGTTCTTGTTGCCCGACCGGCTCGCGATGCCTTGCGACATCGCGGCGTCCCCGACCTCCGACCCGTCGTCCGATGGAAGGTGGCGAGTCAGGCAGAAGTCGGCCGCGAAGTCGACGGTCTGAACGCTGGCTCCGCCGAAGTCGTCCGGCGCTCCAGATCCGACGCGGCACTCGCAGTCGTCGCCGCCGAACACGACCACGCACATGAGCCACGCGGACGAATCGACGACGGTGAAGTTCAGTTCGACCCCGTCGGTGACCCACTGGCTCCATGTGGCGTCGACGACGACGCTGCCGGTCGACGGATCGTACAGGCGCAGCACGCCTTGGTCGATGTCGCCCACCTGCTTCGCGACGGAAGTGGCGACGGAATGGCGCGAGTACGAGCAGCCCAGCCGCTCGCGAACGCCATCCGCGATGCCCCACGACTCCGACCACCCGGCCTCGACGGTGTCAGGTGTGTCGGCGCGGACCGCGAAGACCAGTACGGCTTTGGGAACGCCTACGCCCGAGAACGTGTACGTCTGCGTTCCCGTGGACGTCGGCGTCGCGAACGATGCGCCTCTAGCGATGAAGCCGACCAACGACCGGCCCTACCACTCCTGCTCGAGCTCCGTGAGCATGGCCGACAGCTCTTCGTACGTAGGGCCGCTGTTCGAGAGCGGCGAGTCCTCCAGCGGGTCCGCGCTCACGTCGTAGAGCTCTTCGGTGCCGTCGAGGTGACGGATCAGCTTCGAGCCATCGTGAAGACGTAGCGAGCGATCGTGCATGGTCCGCTGGATGCCGACGCCGTTGGGCTCGAAGATCTCGGAATAAACCAGATCGCGCGCGCCCTTCGCGGAAGGGTCGGCGAGGAGATGGGCGAAGGAGATCGAGTCGTGCGTCGCCTGGGGCGACACGCCAGCAAGCTCGAGTACAGTCGCGTAGACGTCGACGACCGAGACCAGATCGCCGATGACGCGACGACGCGGATAGCGCTCGACGCCCGCGCCGATCGCCCACATCGGGACACGGATGCCCGCTTCCCGAACCGTCCCCTTGTCCTTGGTCTCGTCGGCCTGCGGATTGACCTGATGCGGGCTCCCGTTGTCACCCAGAACGATGACCGTGGTGGTGCGCAGATCGATGTTCAGAAGCAGCCTGGCCATCTCGAAGTCGACGTTCTCGATCATCGCGAGCCAGTAGGGTCGCGGATCATCCTGCCCGCCAGGCGCAGTATTCGGCAGGCTCTGCGAATGCGTACCGTCCGGCGGTCGGTGCCACGGACGGTGGGCGCTGTTGAACGCGAGGTAGCAGAACCACGGCTGGACCTGCGCGTTGATCCAGTCGATCGTGGCCGTGACGTTCACCTCGGTCGCGTACTCGGTTTCGAGGACGACGCTCCCGTTGATGTTGCGTTCCCAGTTCGTGTAGCCGGTGCTGAGCTGGGCCGAAGCGCCGTCGAAGTGCTGGTAGACGCTGTTCACGCCCTGCGCGCCGCCCGTTATGTGCCACTTGCCGAAGCAAGCGTTCGGGCGGTTCAGCAGGCCCGGAAGCCTCAGTTCGCTCAGCGCCACGTCCCAGGTGTCGTTGAGGCGACGCACCGTCCCCTGCCCCGTGCGAAAGCCGTACTTGCCCGAGTGGATCTGCACGCGCGCGGGCGTGCAATTGGGCGTTGAGTAGGCGCGAGAGAACCGGACACCGAGCGACCCGAGACGATTGAACGTCGGTGTGACCGCGTGCTCGACGGGTTGCGCGTAGTCTCGGAACGGCTCGATGCCAACGTCATCCAAGAGAACAACGAGAATGTTGTGCATTTCAGATCACGCCTCCGGCATCGCCACAGAGAGGCTGGTCACCTCGACGCGCGTGCCCGCCACGATCCCGACCGAGTTCAGGTTCAGCTCGGCGCCCGACGTTCCAACGGAGTGCTGCAGCACCGGATTGTCGTCACGATCGAAGCTGCGCGCGAAGGTGGCCGCGCCGCTAGCGTTCGCCGATGTGTCGTCCGTGATGGCGTTCGCCGTAGCGCGCGCCAGGTTCGACGCAGGGACGTCCACAGCGTTCCCGTATGCTGGGTTGCTGTACGGCAGCTCAGCCAGAACCGTGTTGCCGGACAGGGCTTCGTCAACCCGAGCCGGA